TCGTTTTTTAATGATCGTGAAAAGGTCATACAAATAGGAAATGTTGACGTTATGGATTACTTAGAATATCCACAATCTCAGTTACTAATAAGTGATCCACTGACCTCTTGGGACGCGGATACGCAGTCTAAATGGGCTGTTAATACGGGTTTCGAGACGCCAACGGTTTTCCATATGGGAACTGTTGACACAGTGGCGGATGAATGGGGAAATACATTGCTTTCGGGAAAGTCTTTTGGTTCGGGGAATGTTTATCACGGTCCATCTATAACGAGAAGTATTCCAGCAGATAAAGCGGGTCACATTGGAGCTAAAAACTTTAAATTTACATGGGAACAGAGGCTTGCGATGTCAGCTAATACAAATAAGCAATATGGCTGTTTTCAAGCACTTTTAGTTAATAATAATAATGGGGTTCGTAAAATCGTGGCAGGCATTGGGATATATAAAAATAGCGCAAATAATACAGCGGATTGGTATTATTATGTTAACTCAGACACCGGATATGCGGTAAAACAATATAGAAACATTGATATAACTCGATTAAATAGGTATTTCGGATATGCGCATACGTCTGTGCTATATTCTGGAATTTCTAAGTCGGGAGGGGTTATTACTTTTAATATTGGAGGGATAAAACGTACTTTCACGGATGCACGTATCACAGACACAGAAGTCAACGAAATTTCTTTCGTGATTGGGCAGTTGGGAAATTATCCGGTCTTTCGTTCAAATGGTCTTTTCAAGTGTCATTTCACAAAGGATGATTGTGACACATTCGAGGATATTCCTAACAAATTTACATCAGGGGATGTTGCAACAATAGATTGCGAGTCGGGCGATATAAAAATCAATGGATCACCTGCACCAGAATTGGGAGCATTGGGAAACCAGTTTGAAGATTTCAGCTTAATGCCAGGGGATAACAGTATAAAAACAGCGTTTTCAGATTGGTGTATAAATAGACCGACTTTCAAATTAAAATACAGAGAAAGGTTTCTATAATGATCATATATTTTACAAATAGAGCATTCGACATTATAGGTCAGGCATCAACGAATTTACCAAAAGGACTGATTATAAGCGATGACGAAAAAACGGAAGATACATCAAGTGGTGTGGCATCCTTTTCGTTTCAAATTGCATATGAAAAGGCTGAGCGGATTTCAGTGAAAAGTATGACAGCTGTCGGAAATTATGTATTGCGAACGAATGGCGAAGAAAACGAGGCGTATACAATAATTGACGTTACGGAGAGTACAGATGGACAGACGCTAGAAATATACGCAGAGGATGCAGGACTTGACTTATTAAACTCTATCGCGGGAAAATATGAGGCGACGACTGCGCATAGTGCAGAATGGTATATTTTAAAATTTACGGCTGGCAGTGGTTTTGAAATAGGGGTAAATGAGGTGCAGGGTTTATCTAAAACCTTGAAATGGGAGAGCGCAACAACAGTTACGGCGCGCGTGGCATCAATAGCGACACAATTTTATGGATGCGAAATTTCGTACTCGTTTGAGGTAAAAGGGCTTAAAATTTCCCACAAATACATCAATATTTACAGACAGCGTGGCCAGGATATTTCGGCACAATTAAGATTAAATGAAGAGGTTAACCTTATAGAAACAAAAACCTCTATAGGGAACCTCGCGACTGCATTGATTGCAGTGGGTGGAATTCCAGAGAATGAAGAGGAAGCCATAAATCTAATTGGCTATGATTATGATGACGGAGACTTTTATGTTAATTCAGCTGGGTGGATATGTTCACGAAACGCGCTTAAAATATGGGGGCGTGCACCCGAATGCAGTACACACGTAACAAAAGAATATACAGTAACAACAACAGATAAAGCAACATTATTTTCAGAGTCGTTGGCGGCATTAAAAAAGGCATGTATAGCTGAAATCAATTATGAGATTGAAATTCTAGAGATGCCAGAAAATATAAAAATCGGGGATCGGGTTAATATAATAGATGAGGGTGGAGAATTATATTTATCATCACGTATATTGAAATTGACACAGTCGATCGCAAAAAACAAATATAGTGCAACACTTGGCGAATACTTAATAAAAAGTGGCGGAATTAGTGACAGAGTTTTAGCATTGTCGACAGAATTTGCGACTATAGCAAAAGCCCGGTCATATTTTACATGGACAGCCTATGCGGATGACGAAAACGGATTAAATATAAGTGCAGATCCAGAAGGTCATTCTTATATGGGAATTGCAACAAATCAGCTCAAATCTGAACCGGATTTCACAGATGCCATTGTATATAAATGGGCCAAAATCATCGGTCCAACAGGAGATAAAGGAAATGCAGGAACAGGAGTAGATTTGGTTACACGTTATTATCAATTAACCGATGGAACAGTGCCAAGTAAACCTACAACAAATCCACCGGATACTGGATGGATAGAAACAGAACCCACCTATACAGAAGGTAGTACCCAAAAACTTTATATCATTGATATTACAGAATTTGACAATGGTTTGTGGAAATGCTCGGCGGTCTCATGTTCATCTTCATATGAAGTAGCTAAAGCAGCATACGTTAAAGCTACAACAGCGCAAACCACTGCAGACAATAATGTTACTGAATTAAATAACTCAGTTGATACCTTACATGATGAAATACAAACAACAACGGATGCGGCTTTGACAGAAACTATAAATACAATAGAGGACAATTATTATAATAAAACAGATGCTGATGGCCAAGTGAGTCAGCTGCAAACACAAATCATAGAAAATGCAGACAAGATTGAGCTACGATTTAATGAGAACCAGAAAAACCTTAATACTGCAGCGGGTAATTCTGAAGAAAAATTTACAGAGATTCAAAAATATATCCGATTTGAAGATGGCAATATCATTCTTGGTGAAGCGGGAAATGAAATGAAGTTACAAATTGAAAATGATAAAATTTCATTTTTGCAAGGAATAAATGAGGTCGCATATTGGACAAATAATAAGTTGTACGTGAAAGATGGGGAATTTTTAAATTCTTTAAAACTCGGTAAATTTGCGTTCACGCCTAGAATAAATGGTAATTTGAGTTTCAGAAAGGTGGTTGAATAATGGCAATTAGAGCGAGTATTTCCTTATCTCAAAGTTCTCAGAGCATTACAGGAAACTATAGTAGGGTAAGCGTATATGTAAAAATCTCATGGGACGGGGGTTCATGGGACTTTAATAATAAGGGGTCCTCTGTAACGTTAAATGGAACAAAATATAATTTTACTAATCCAGATTTGAATCCAAGTCGCACCTATTCAGGAAGTCAGACGATTTATTCAAATACGTTTACCGTTTACCACAATGCGGACGGAAGTAAGACGGTGAGCGCAAGTACAGTTGTTGCCACAGCAACTTCTTCGGGTACAGTTTCGGCGTCAACTTCTAAAAAGTTAACCACTATACCGAGAGCCACGATGCCAACGGTTTCACCTGCTACGGTAGAATATGGCGCAGATACAACTATATCACTTGAGCCTGCTTCAAGTGCGTTCACGCACAAGCTATATGTAGGTGCAGACGGGCATATTTCATGGGTATTGATAGCTTCAGATGTCGAAACCACATACACGTGGACGGTACCAAAATCATATGCTGATAGCTATACAAACGCAGATAATGGTTTGTGGTTGATGTGCGAAACATACAATGGCAGTACTTTAATAGGAACTAAGACTATAAAGCCAGCATTTTATTTAAAACCATCTTCCGATATGGTGCCAACGCTAGAAATGGTTGTATCTGATCCAATGGGTTATGCAGAAATTTTTGGTGGTTTTGTAAAAAATCAATCAAGATTTAAAGTCAATTTTATTGAAACCGAATATAAAAATGCGGGAATAGTTACAAGATTGATAACTATGAACGGTGAAACTTATGCAGATACGCCGTCAATATCCAACGTGATATCTAAGACGGTGCAAACTATAATCGGTAAAATAACAGATTCTAGAGGAATGAGCGCGAGCATATCACAGATACCAGTGGTTATCGATTGGTATGCGCCATCAATTTCAAGGTTTGACGTTGACAGGGCGAATAGTTCCGGAATTGTGCAAAACGATGGAGATTATGCCAAGATAATATATAACATAGCGATTGCACCCGTAAACAATAAAAATGCTAAAACGGCAGTTATAAGCTATAAAGAACAAACAGCAACAACATGGACGACAGAATCAATTACAATGAGCGGATATACAGCTTCGGGTTCTGTATTAGTTCCGTGTAATACAGAGCATACATTTGAGTTTAAATTGACAGTTACAGACAGTTTCACAGAAATAAAGTCGGTAGTTATCGAATTAGGTACAGCGTTCACATTATTAGATTTTAACAATGCTGGTACAGGTATGGCAATTGGAAAAGTTTCGGAGTATGCAGATCTATTGGAAGTTGATTTGAAAACACAATTCAATAAAGACGTTGAATTTAAAACAAAATTAATTGCGGGCAGGGCAGAAATA